GATATAAGACTACCTGAAACTTAACACGCCATGAGAGGCTCTAATTGATAGTAAAACAGTGATAACCATTCTTATTTAACTGTACAAAAAACATACAATCCTTGAGATTATAATTTTAGTTTTGAGCCGTCAATCAGTACCATAATATGAGACATCACATATAGATGTAGCCCGTTATATTTTTATATATATATATTAGATAATTAATAGGGAATAGAGGCTAGAATAGAGGTCTCCGTAGACGCACCCACTGGCTAGGAATATTTTCATATAATTATTATTATACGAATGTTCGCATAATCCTAGGAGACCCATAGACCCCCATTCCACTAGGGTCGCACATATATATCTCTATTTAACTCACTGGTAGCTAGTTCAATCTAGTAAAACAGTGGCTTAATAGCACCTTACTAATTATGCCTAATAAACATTGACATCATCTTTTTAAAAATCATATACTTAGAGGTGGAATAGTATGTCTACTTTACAAGACCCATGCAAGACAATGAAAGAATACAAGAAATAATATCTACCCTAGATAAAAGGTCTGAGGAAGATAAATTAAAATATTATAAACCTTATCCTTTCCAAGAGAGATTTCATAAAACATCGGTGGAGGCTAATCAAAGATTATTGATGGCAGCCAATAGGGTGGGTAAGAGTTATGTGGGTGCAATGGAGATGGCAATACACCTAACAGGTAAATATCCTGATTGGTGGAAGGGGAAAAGATTTGATAAGCCGATTAAGGCTTGGGTGTGTGGTGCGAGTAATGAAACCACAAGAGACATCTGTCAAAAAGAATTGTTCGGGCAACCTGATAATCCAAGAGATAGGGGTAAGGGAAGTATTCCCAAACATCTCATTGGAGAAACAACAAGAAAACCAGGTGTGCCTAACGCACATTCATCAGTCCTCATCAAACATAAATCAGGTGGGTGGTCTAGGGTTGCTTTTAAGGCTTACGAAATGGGTAGTGAAAAATTTATGGGGGAGTCCATGGATTTGATTTGGCTCGATGAAGAACCACCACAAGATATCTATTCACAATGTATAACAAGAACACTCGATAAAATGGGACAGGTCTATATGACCTTCACGCCTGAATCAGGGATGACTGAGGTAGTACAGAATTTTACAAGCGATTTAAGACCAGGACAATCTCTTATCACAGCAAGTTGGGAAGATGCAAACCATCTGACCTCAGAGATGAAAGAACAGATTTTACAAGCCCTACCTCCACACGAGAGAGACATGAGGTCTAAAGGGATTCCGATGATAGGTTCTGGATTAGTCTTTCCTATTTCAGAAGACGAACTAAGCTGTGACCCGTTTACCATCCCCTCACATTATGCTAGGGTCGCAGCGATAGATTTTGGCTACGACCATCCGACAGCCGTTGTATGGATAGCCTGGGACAGAGACGAGGATATTATCTACATCTACGACTGTTATCGTATGAGAAAACAAATACCCTCTTATCACGCCTCACATATTAATGAGAGAGAAGGAAGCGAATGGATTCCTATTGCTTTCCCTCACGATGGCTACCAACACGACAAAGGTTCAGGGATTACTCTAGCCGAGCAATACCGAAACGCTTATGTCAATATGTTGCCGTTTCACTTTGAAAATCCTCCAGCGATTGGGGAGAAGAAAGGTGGCAACTCTGTGGAGTCAGGATTAATGGAAATGCTAGATAGAATGGAGCATGGAAAATTTAAAGTATTTAATACCCTCTACGACTGGTTTGAGGAGTATCGTATGTATCATCGTAAAGATGGCAAACTGGTCAAACTTAGAGATGACTTAATGTCTGCTACAAGATATGCAGCAATGAGTCTAAGACATTCAACAACCAAAGGTTCACGATGGCAGTCAAAGGGCAGATTAGGTCCTGATGTAGCAGTCGTATAGGAGATAAAATTATGCCAATACCAGCAATAGTAGGAGCAGGATTATCAGCAGCAGCAAGAGTTATAGCTAAAAATAAAAAAGCTAGAGAAGCATTAGTAGATTTTACAAAGCAACTTCGTAAAGGTATAACTCGCCCAAGGGTAAATACAGCAGTTGAGGCATCAGCTTTGAGTGCAGGGTCTTTTGGGCTTGGAATGGCAGCAGCTTTTAGCGAAAAGAAGAAAAAGCCTAAGGCAAAAACAAAAACAAAAAAATCAATGACTTGGAACAAATAACAAGCAGTCGTATAGGAGATAAATATTATGACAACTGATTGGTTGGCAAAATATGATACTGGCGAGAAAGGGTCAAAAGGTGATTCAGATTTTCCCTATGGAGTAAGTAAGTGGATGAAATATTGGTTGATTGAAAAAGCTAAAAAAGAAGCAGCACAAAAATTTAAAAACGGTACGCAAAATAAGTGACTAAAACAAAAAAAATGACCAAGGACGAACTCGTTGCACATTTAAGTGCCGAGATAGAGTCAAGCACTGGAAACTTTAACTCAGAGTTATCTTCTCAACGAGAAGAAAACATGGAGTATTATCTTGGGGAAAAGTTCGGCAACGAGATAGAAGGTAGGTCGGAGATTGTTACAACGGATGTCAGAGATACGATTGAGTATATCATGCCGTCTTTAATGAGAATCTTTACTACCCATAACAACATTGCAGAATTTGAACCCCAAGGTCCTGAAGATGTCGAGATGGCACAACAAGCCACCGATTATGTTAATTATGTTTTTAATAAACAAAACAATGGCTTTAAAGTTTTATACGATGCTTTTAAAGATGCCCTAATATCTAAGACAGGCGTTATCAAACATTACTGGGAAGAAAGAGAAGAGGTTAAAACAGATGTTTATACGAACTTAACTGAAGTTGAGTATCAATCTGTCCTAGCTAATGACGAAATGGAGATAGTTGAGCTAACTAAGAACATAGAAGAGAAAGCACAAGTAGATGATTTCGGTACAATGGTCTCACCTGAGATAGCTTCATACGATTTAAAAGTAAAATGTTCTAAAAAATATGGACAAGTCAAAGTTATATCCGTTCCACCTGAAGAATTTTTAATATCAAGACGAGCATCTACATTAGAGGATGCCTCTTTTGTTTGTCATAGGGTAAAGAAGACAGTATCAGATTTAATTTTAGAGGGATATTCACAAGATGTAGTGGACGATATCCCAACCTTTAGTCAAAACAATGCAGAGTGGGACGAGGAAAGACAGGCAAGGTTTTCTTTTGATGGTGATTCTACCCCAATGGACGAGGGTGACGGACCATCGAGGAAGGTTTGGATAGACGAATGTTACATATACCTTGATTGGGATAATGACGGCATAGCTGAACTTAGAAAAATTACCAAAGGGGGCAACACTATACTGGACAATGAAGAGATTGATTCATTCCCTTTCTCAACGATTTGCCCACTACCGATTCCCCATAAATTTCACGGAATGTCAGTAGCTGACACAGTTAAAGACATCCAATTAATTAAATCAACAATCGTTAGAAACATATTAGACAATATGTATTTAACTAACAACGCAAGATATGCAGTCCTCGCAGGTCAAGTAGAACTGGATGATTTACTTTCATCTAAACCAGGTGGCATTGTAAGAATGAGAGCGCCTGGAGCTGTAACAGCTTTGCCTACACCACAAATATCTCCCGATGCTTTTAAAATGGTTCAATATCTTGACCAAGTAAGAGAAGAAAGAAGTGGTGTATCTAAAATGACACAAGGATTAAATCCAGATGTCTTAACTTCTCATGTAACATCAGGGGCAATATCGGCAGCAACCGAATCTTCTATGCAAAGGATTGAGTTGATAGCAAGAATATTTGCAGAGACTGGAATCAAAGATTTATTTAGAAACATATACCAGTTAATACAAAGATACGAGGATAGGAAAAAAATAGTTTACTTGAATAACAAATTTATCCCTATTGATGTCTCACGCTGGAGAGATAACCTCAACTGTAATATCAATGTAGGTGTGGGTTCAGGTTCTCAACAAACTAAAATACAAACGATGGGTGGTATTATGACTATCATTCAAGGCTTAATACAGAATGGTGGAATGGGAACATTGGTTACTGAACAGAATATATACAATGCTGTGAGTGAGTTTGTAACTCAATCAGGGTACAAGAATCCTGATATGTTTGTATCAAACCCAGCTAATATGCCACCAAAACAACCACCACCACCTACAGTTGAAGAGAAGATAGCTAACCAAAAAGCACAGATTGAGTTAGAGAAACTTAAACTAGAAGCTGCTGAAGTTGAATTAGATACCAAGATTAAACAACAAGCCCTTGAACTTAAAAAGCGTGAAGCGAAAGTTAATACAATGATTAGGATGGAAGAGTTAAAACTTAAACAACAAAAACTAGAACAAGGCGAATTAGAAATAGCCCTTGAAGCTACACAAAAAAGACCTGTTGCGATAGGAGATACATAATGGGTTATCCTAAATACAACCCTGACTACGATAAGATGGGGGCAAGAAGTAAACTAATTAGTAAAAAAATTAGCGTCTTAAAAAAAGAAGGCAAGACATTAAAACAATCAATCGCCATAGCGTTAGATATGTACCCTAAAACAAAAAGGTTACCACTAGCATGAAAGACAGTAACGAATTAAATTTTGAAATAGAACTTATAAAAAAAGATATAAATTATATAAAAATCAATCACTTACAGCACATCGAGAAAGATTTAAAAGATGTCAAGGTAGAGGTTTTTAGATTTAAGTATATAGCTTGGACAGCTATCGTTATTTTTGTATTAGCAACAGATAAATTTACAGACTTGCTGAGGTTATTATAATGCCAACTTACAAAGGAAAAAAATATCCATATACTAAAAAGGGGTTAGAACAATTAAAATTAGCAAAAAAGAAAAACAAAAAAAAGAAAGCGTAGAAAAAGTTGGAGATACAATAAAATTTTTTGGCAAGGTTTTAGACAGAGAATTAGCAAAACAAAGTTCAAACGCTAAGGCTATGCAGATAGCACATAAAGAAACAGCTATAAAATTTAAGAGGAAAAATCCATTACAAGGCACTTCATAAAATCAGAAGTAACACACACAGAATTACAACAACTAATGTTGAAATATCGCATTTCAGTAAATGAGTTACAAATGAAGACATCAATCTCTAAGAATGATATTCATGGGTATCTCGCTGGGAGAAAAACTATACCTACCGACTTGGTAGATAGAATCAATCAGATAGGAGAAGACAATGGCAGATAAAGAAAAGGATATAAGGGAAGGACAAAATGCAAAAGCATTACTTGAAGACCCTTTATTAATAAAATCTTATGAAGTTATACAAAATGATATTTACCAAAAATGGATAAGAACAGAGATAGGAGATACAGATGGTAGAGAAGCCTTGTATCATTCTCTCAGAGGTGTATTGACAGCTCAAAATGTTCTTGTAA